CCATATTTTTGACATCTTGTTGTAGGTGTTTATTAGAACCGTAGTATGTACGCCAATCCGATTCGACTTTAAGCCTTTGGCGTCTCTTACGAGTTTTTGTAATAGGAAGTGTCTTTGCTTTCCAAAAGAATTTTTTACCGATGTATTGTTTTGCATTTGCTCTATTTGTTATACAGTATACAAAACCATACCATATGTCAGGTGTAAACTCTTTAGGTGGTTCAAAATTTCTTCCTTCGTATAACCAATTATTCATCAAAGTTTAATTCATCCATATCATCGTCGCATGGTTCGCCACAATGAGGACAAAAGTTAATCCTGGTTTCTCTCTCGTCAGGTTTAATAACGATTCTCGAATAACAGTATTCGCACTCTAAAATCATAAGGTTCTTTGACCGATTTCCCACTTCCAAAATTCATCATATCCACCAATTGCTTCACCATCAATAGTAATTTGTGGGAATGTTCTTGCTGTTGGAAATTTCTCCATTAGATCTTCTCTTGTAAAGTCTCTATCTAATTTTTTATATGTAAATTCTGCTTTCATCTTTTCTGCCAAAGCTATTGCTCTATCGCAATACGGGCAATTATCTTTTCCATATATCTCTATCATATTATGTCCCCGTTGATGTACTAGTTGAAGTTGATGAACCAGTTGCTGTGGTAGTTATAGGTACAGTAGTTGTAGTTTCATCCATATTTTCTAGTTCTGCAATTATTTGAGCTTCAATTTCAGCTGTACTTGTTGATGTTGATGTTGATGTGCCTGTTAATGCTTCACCGACAGCTGTTATAACAGCAGCAGTCTGAGTTACCTGTGTAACATCAACTGCATTATCTGGTACTGGTGTTGATTGTTCTACTACAGGCTCTTCTGGCTCAGGGTCTACTTCTTCCCAAAGGTTTCCATCCCATGCCCATAAAAAAAATAATAATGCTAATACTTCCATATTGTTCTCCGTTAAAAATTATTTATAAGCTTAAACCGCTTAGCGTATTTTTATCTACGTCTTGTTTTACTCCACCAACAACATAAGAACTGATTTCAGTTTCTTGTGGAGCAACTTGTACATTGCCACCTGATATCCATTTTTCTGTCCAAGGTAATGGATTCATTTGTGGTACTGTATACGGACAAGGTAAACCTAATGCTCTCATTCGTTTACATCCTATCCATTCTATATAATTGTGTAATATTGCTTCATTTAATCCAATCATTGAACCATCTTTAAAAAGATATGTCGCCCATTCTTTTTCTTGTTCTATAACATCTACAAATAATTTAACTGCTTCATCTTCCATTTGTTTTGATATTTTGACAAATGCTTTATCTTCCTTTAAAAGATTACGAATCATTACAGTTGTTCCAGCTAAATGAGTATTTTCATCTCTTGCAATAAACTTAATAATCTTTGCATTACCTTCCATCTTCTTAAGTTCAGCGAATGCCCAACTGCAGGCGAAGGAAACATAAAAACGAATTCCTTCAAGAGCATTCGCTGATAGTAAAGACATCCATAAAGTTTTTTTATGAGATACCATATTGGTTGCTGACATATTATCATCAATTAATTCATCGTAGTATTTTGCAATATCTTGTCCACAATCCATAATCTCTTTAATATCTAGCATTGAATCAAAGACTGCACTTGGATCTGGATAAATGTTTCTTATAATATGTGTATATGATCTACTATGTATTGTTTCAAAGAATGACCAGGTTTCAACCCAGTTCTCTACTTCAGGTAACGAACATATAGGAAGGAAAGCAAGGTTCGGGGCCCGGCCTTGAACAGAGTCCAATAATATTTGACGTTTGAGGTTTGATGTGAAGATATGTTTTTCATGATCTGTTAAATTGTCGAAATCCTTTTTGTCTTTAGATACATCTACTTCTTCTGGTCTCCAAAAGAATCCAAGTTGTTTATCTGTAATCTTTTCTAATTGTGGGTATTTTACTTGGTCATATCGAGCAATATCAACTGCATCATCAAAAAACATATTACGTTCTAAATGTGATTTTTTATTTTTTTTAAGTACTGGCATCAGGTTTCCATGAAATAGTTGATTTTGTTTCTATCGCGTCTTGCGCACATTGTATATATTCTCGATCTTCTTCTGAAAGTACTGACCAAAATTTACTTATTGTTAAGGTATGATCATATACGACTTTCGGATTTCTTAAATGATAATCTACTTCCATCCAAGCTTGAAGTATGTCCATTCTTTGATTTATTTTCTTTCTTAAATCTTGCATGAATCACAATCTTCATCATCTTCAACGTAGGTTTCTGCTTCACCATCGTATGCATGATGAGTTTCACCATCAGTTATCTCACCAGCACCATCAAAGGTGTTAAAGTAGTATAACTGTTTGAGGCCATACTTATATGCCGTTACGAGATCAGTAATCATTACGGACATTGGTACCTTATTATCCTCAAAGTGTTCAGGATTATAAGATGTGTTTACAGAGATACCTTGGTCTATATACTTTTGTAATATACCACATATGGCTAAGTATCCTTCTGGAGATTTTTGATCCCACAGTAAATCATACTTATTTTTAAGGTGATGATAGCCAGGTACAACCTGTGCCATAACTCCATCCTTACTCTGTTTGTACGATACCAATGCTCTTGGTGGTTCAATACCATTCGTACTATTACTTATCTGAGCGCTTGTTTCAGCGGGCATCAAGGCCATTAGTGTAGAGTTTCGAATTCCCGTTTCTCTGAGTTGCTTTCGCAAATCTTCCCACGGCAAACGTTCTCTATGCACTATAAGATTATCTATCGCTCTCTTATAAGTGTCGATAGGAAGTATTCCATCAGAATATTTCGTATCAGTATTATATATCAATTTTCCTCTTTCAGCTGCAAGGTTTGCTGAACTTTTTATTAAATAATATGACCATGCTTCTGCATATTCATCTACTATTTCATAAGCCGATTCATCGTATTTAAGTCCTCTTTTTGCTAAGAAATAAGCTAGGTTAATAATACCAACACCTAAAGGTCTACGATTCATCGTTCCTTTTTCTGCAGCTGGGATTGGATATCCTTGATAATCAAGTAAAGCATCTAATGCTCTTACAGTTAAATCACAATACTTTTCAAATTCATGTGGTTCATTTATAAGACCCCAATTGATTGCTGAGAGAGTGCATAAAGATATTTCTCCTTCAGTATCATTGTAGTTATTTAAAGGCTTTGTAGGTAGATCAATCTCACAACAAAGATTACTCATTCGTATAGGAGCAACTTCTGGTTTGAATGAGCCATGATCATTTGCATGATCTACATTCATAAGATATATCCTACCTGTATCTTTTCTTTCAGTTAAAAATTGTTGAAAGACTTCAAGTGCTGGTAATGTCTTTTTACGTATTGATGTCTTTCTTTCGTATTTTTCGTATAGTCTATCAAACTCATCTTGATCAGCAAAGAACGCTTCATATAAACCTGGTACATCATTTGGATCAAAGAAGGTTATATTACCACCTGATAATAGTCTTTCGTACATGAGTTTGTTAAACTGAAATGCATAATCCATATGTCTTACGCGACTTTCATCAGTACCTTTATTGTTTTTAAGTACAATAAGATCCTCAAACTCATAGTGCCAAAGAGGTAAGTAAACTGTGGCCGCTCCTCCACGAACACCTCCTTGTGAGCACGACTTCACAGCTGATTGAAAATACTTTAGGAATGGTATTAATCCTGTATGAACAACCGAACCATCGCCTACTTTGGCACCATTCGCTCTTATTGATCCTGCACCTATTCCAATACCAGCTTTTTTGCTTATATATCGGACAATAGAAGTAGCAGTAGCATTAATAGAATCAAGGGAATCTCCTGATTCAATAAGGACGCAAGAACTGAATTGTCGAGTCGGTGTTCTAACTCCCGCCATAATTGGTGTAGGTAATGATATATAGAATTGAGAAATTGCATCATAATAATCCTTTACAAATTTAAGTCGATTGTCTGTATATTTTCCAAAGAGAGTCATCGCAATCATCATATACAATATTTGTGGTGTTTCATATATCTGTTTAGTTCTTCTATCTTGAACTAAATACTTACCACGAAATTGTTCCATACCAGCATAAGTAAATGTATCATCTCTTTCATGCTTAATGTATTCATTTAACTCTTGGATTTCTTCGTCAGTATAGATATTAAGAATTTCTTCATCATAGACTCCAAGTTGTATATTCCTATTAATAATAACCCAAAGCGATGGAACCTCATAGTCTCCATAAGCTTCTTTTCGCATTTTATAAGATATCAATCTTGCTGCTACAAATTGGTAATTAGGCGTATGATCAGAAATTAATTCTGCAGTTGATTTGATTAAAAGCTCATGAATATCATAAGCTGGTATTTTATCGTAAAGTTGTATATTTGCTTTGAGTTCGATCTCAGACATTGATACGCCTGATATATCTTCAACTGCCCATTCTAAAACTTTATGTACTTTCTCTAAATCGAATGGTTGTATTGTTCCATCTCGTTTAGTGACATTTATTGTATTTGTTCCATTCATTATAATATATATTATACCACAAAACTAAACAAATGTAAACGTTTATTTTTGTTTAATTTTAAGTCTTCTTTCGATTTCGTTTAGGCGATCTGCCACTAAGGGATATTTTTCATGGAACTTTTTATCTTGTTTTATAATATCAATTCCAAGCTTGAGTTCACACCATGCATCAAATTTGAGTAGATGTGGATGTAAAAAGGAAAGTGCTGATGTAGCTA